TAAATCTTCATCAAAACCCAATAAATACAAGTGAATAATAACTATCTTATTCAATTCTTGTAACATAGCTTGTTGAATTCTATTAACAGTTCTTGAAAAACGAATATCCTGTAATGCTAAATTTTTACCTTCACCAGTTGGTTCTTCAAAACCTAAGAATGATTTTGGAACTCTTAATGCTGTAAATAATTTTCTTTGCAAATATTCGATATCGGCAATCTGGTCCAAGTTTGTAGCACCTGGTAAGGTATCGATTGGGTTTGGTGCATCCTCGCTTCTAACGGGTATAAAGTAATCTTGGTCGTTAGACAATTGATTATATCTTAAATCCATTTGGCCAGTTTGTGGGTCAACAATAGGTGTTCTTTTGAACCTATTAGCGATTGCATTTACATATGGTTCAACATCCTTATCGTCCATATTACCAACATATATTTTGTAAACTCTTCTTTCTGGTGCTCTAGTTACACGGTAAACCAACATAGCATCTTCCGATAATAATAATTGTTTCCATATTCTTCGAGCCTTCTCTAATACTGAGGTACCATAAGGTAATCGTCTATCGTCACCAAGAAGTCTAAAGTGGGCCATCTGCCAAGAATTGAATTCAACATCTCTACCTCTCCAATAAAATTTAACCTTATCGGTGCCAGCTTCAGCGCTTTCTTGTTGGGTTAAAGTATCGAATAACCCAGCTTCTCTTCTTTCCATTTCATAGTTTGGCATCTGCTTAGCACCAACTACACCACGCCTATCATCAATATTTAGGTAAACGAAATTATCGCCATACTTACAAGTATTTCTAGTCCACATCGGCAATGATGTGTGAATATCTAATCTATTAAATAATAAATCTTCAACAATACCCTTAACCCTCTTACTTTCTGAATATACATTAAGCATTCTCCCATTAGAATTAAGAGTTGTTGATTCTTCCATCATAATATCCAATGTTGCTGCTATTTCTGGATAAAATTCCATTGCCTCAAAATCAGAGTAGGAACCAATCCTAGTCGTTTCATAATTTATTGCTTGTTGAAACAAGCCATGTTCAACCTTTTTCCATACTTTACCTAAATAAAGATTTTGTTGTGCTTGAAGTTTAGCTGTTTCATATTCACCCTTATCGGTAGTTTTTAATAAAACATCCTTTTTAATGTTATATCTTTGTGTTTGGGGTTGAATATCCTTCGTTTTGATACCATCTGGGCCAAGTATTTTACCTAGCTTTTGAAATACTGTTAAATTCTGTGTTGGCATATTTTTTTTGATTAAATTATAGTTCTTTTATTACAAAAATAAAGGTTATTTATTTTGTTCCACTAAATAACCACATGTATTGGCCAGTAGGGTCTTGCATATTTTTTGACACAATCGGACTAAAATTAGGTCTTTGTGCTGCAATTTTATTTCTATTTTGGATTGATACAAAACCTGTTCCACGTGTAACCTCAGTAGGTATATCATTCGAGTTGGACGTACCAATCCAACTACTTAACATAGCTTTTGTTTGATTTTGTAATTTCTCAAGATTTTTAAATGAGTGTTCGAGTACCCATAAACACATAGCCATTGCCATGATTAAATCATCATGATAACCATCCTGATGGTCTGGTCGACCATTTTTAAATACGAATGTTCTCATTTCAGCTGTTAATCTACTTGACCTAATCTTAACACCATTAGTCCGTATCTTTTCTTCGAAGTTAGCAATCATTGGTAGTCTAATGTTACTGATTTGAAGACCTGGCAATTTACTGTCGTTATTTACCTCAGCTTGCATTTTTTTATGCTTAGCTGATAAAATTTTTCCATTCGGTGACTCCCAGTGAAGACGCTTATATTCAAATTCTAATAATTTAGATACTGTAGTAACGCCCATACCACCAGTAATATCAACAACAGTATAAGCGTTATATAAGTTTCCGTATTCCTCAACCAATTGAGCTAATAAATCTGGCGGAATTTTACCTTGGTATTCCATAACCTCTTCCATAGTGGTGAAATCTAAAACTACGATTGTGGACGAATCCTCACTATCACCACGGCTAACATCCACACCCATGATATATTGGTGACCTTCTTGCGGAAGCTCCCAAACCCAAATATCGTGTTCTAACCCCTTTACATACGCTGGATTCTTAACATTTCGTATATTCTGACCTTCAATATCTTTTTCAGCGATTACATTACCACCAGAACCAACAAATGACACGTCAAGCTCTTGAGCTATCATTCTAGCGTCATTATTCATACTACTACACATTTCCTCATACCAAGGTGATGTAGGCTTGTATTCGTCTTTAATCATCTTCTCATACGATTCGAATGTAAAGACAACTTCATTAACTTCCTCATCACCCTTAAGCCATCTCAATCCTCTGTTATACCTCATATCCTCATACCACTTCATCTCAACAATATTGAATTTATTCTTACCAGCTTTAGCTCTATCGTATGTCTTATAATATAATTCATCTAAGCCATTAGGTGTTGAAATAAGAGTAGCTTTACCACCAGTACCTAACGCCGTCAATGCAGCGCCGAATACTTCAGCACCATTATCAATGTGAGCAGCCTCATCCATGATTAATGTGGTAGGGGTAAAACCCCTTAAAGCATCTTTAGATGTAGCAACAGCCTTAACCCTACTACCATTAGGTAGTTTTATTTCTTTTTTAGAGTCAACAAGGAAAATTGTTTTCTTTTCGTTTTCTTCGGAACCACAATAGTCTGGTCCCCACATCCATCTAGGTAGTTGGGATAGAAAATCCTTTATCTTTGCTAAGAATTCAAATGCTAATTCTTGTTTGTTTGCAATAATAAGAACAGCTTCTGGATTTTTTGGGTCGGCAGTACCAACCTTTACAGCGTGATACGCTGCGGTTGTAGTAGATACACCAGCTTGTCTTGGTTTGGTAATTAAATTATGCCTATTTTCTTCATAGGCGTATATGATTTCTTTTTGTCTTGGAAATAAAACAAACTGAACAAAACCTTCTTGGGTTTTATCAAATGTCACTAAGTAAGTCTCAATAGCGTATATTGGACTTTGTAAACATTTAGCGAATTCTAATAGTATTTCTTCTCTTGTTAACACACAAATAAATATGCTAAAACAAGACTAAAACCGCTTTTTAGGGTTTTTTGCGATATGAGTTGTTTATCGTGTTATAAAAATGGTTCGATATCATCCTCATTATTATCTTCATCTAATTCACTTAATGCGGCGTTGAATTCATCGTTTTGTAAATCACGTTTAACGGTATCCATAAGTTGTTTGATAATGGTTTCACCTTGTTTGGTGCCAGCTAAAATTTCTCTCATTTGTTTATGAAACTCTTTTGCTGGTAATGCTGCTAGTTCGGCATAAACATGATGCTTTAACCCAAAATCATCACCATCAATCATTGCCGTAAATCGGCCCCATATTGCTGGGCCCATTCTCATATCCCATGGCTCTGCTGCTAAGAAATCTGCTTTATTGATAACATAATCAGCTAATTTCTTATCTTTAGCTAATCCATGCGCTGATAATAATTCCATAACACCTTTAACAATTTCATGTATTAATACAGGAAACACCATTGCTTGTGCGTGAATAACAGCCCTTGGATTCTTATCGCTTGGAAATTCGACATTTACAATACCACCGACCATACCCTCTTCCATTTTAGGAATCACATAATACATGTAATCAGCGGCAGACATCATTTTAGAATATTTATTTGGTAATTTAGGGTTAAGGTCGGTTAATTCATCATCTACCAAATGAAACATATGGTTGCATTTTTTTGCTGCACCTTGAATCATTGCATTTAAGAATCTTCTTTTGTAAACCTCATCATTTGCGTTTACTATATCATCATGAGAGTCAAACTTCATACCTTCAACTGGCATTGGTTTAGGATTCTTCTTAGTGCCTTCGATTGAAATATTAGGTGTTAATTCAGCTATGATTTCTACAACATCCTCATCCATATCATATTCTTCACGAATCATTCGTATTGCTAAATCCTGTAATTCTTTTATGTGGTCAGATTCTAGAGCAATAGTTTCATAAATTAATGGGTACATCTGTTGCATCACTATACCATTATCAATAGAATCAACATCAAAAGCTCTTTTATATCTATTAACGACTTCTTTAAAACGTTCTCCCATTATCTTTTGTTCAAAAGAATCCTCATCACCATCAGGTATCGCTGGATGTTTACCAAGTGAATGCGTTTGGTCTTTTAAATCTTTCTCTAACGTAGGGTGCATTCTCTCATTCATTCCTTCTGGATAGACAAGAGATTCATTTAATGGTTTCTTAGCAACAGCCCTTAATAGAGCTAACTCCGCTATTTTTTTATAATCAGCCATATTATTTCTTTATATCTTTAACTTTTATTATTTTACTTTCGCTAACAGGTTGAGCTGGCTGAGGTGGTGTTTTAGCTAGTGATTTAATACCAGCAACTAATTGAGCTAACCCATTTCTAGGTACACCAATCATTTCAGCAAACGCTGCTATCACTTCTCTTTTAGCTAATGGTGTAACAATTGTTTTAATAATACTATCAGGAACCCGTCTTTTGATAATATCCATTAATTTTTGAGCCTTAGCCTGTAACTCAACATCATTTTCGCCAGTAGAATCTGTGGCAACAGTTGTTGGTGCCGCATCTACTTCAGTTACGTTACGTTTTTTTGCTTGACCAAATAAAGCTTCATCAACATATTTTTTAAAACTCCTCATACCCATGTATCTTTCGCCTTCACCCATTTGAGCTTGAGCTAGCTCTTCAATAGTTTTAAATTTTCTAGCCTTTCCTGTTTTATCATTTACAATAAAATGTCTATACCCAGCAAAGCTTGGTCTTTCTTCGCTTTCTAATTTATCAGGGTTTAACGTGTCCATTTCAGGGGCCTCAGGTTCAACAACACCTTCCTCTGCTATTGCTTTTTTAGCAATTGTTTCCTCAAATGTTTTAGCATCATAAATAATATTTTCACCATCGCCATCAGTTTCATCCAATGAATAAACACCAAGAGTTTTCTCGTTAGAAGGTGTTAGAGCTCTAACCATCTGATATCTTTTCTCACCAATAGTGAATGGTTGTGAAACGCCATCTTTAGCATCTCTAACATTAGAAAGATATTGAAGCTTTTTAAGTTGATTTGATTCAAGTGCGTCCTCATCAAGAACAGTAACATTTACATCCTTTGTCTTGTTGATATAATTCTGTACTGTAGGGTCGGTTAAATCCTTCTTCTTTACGCTAATACTTTTCTTATTAGTACCAATAGGTGATGCTGTAGTCGTTGAGGTATTTGTTTGACCAACCGTACCGATACCGCTCATCGTATCTTCTGATATTTTAATTTGCTTTTTCATATTTGTTATTATATTTTAAAACCAAATCTTTTTCGTATAATTTGGCTTCTACCGATTCTAATGTTTCTCCAAAACTGAAGCTTATCCTATGTTCTGGATATGATTCATAAGCTTTAACGTTTTCCCACGATAATGCAATAACGCCATCAACAGCATCCCATACGGCAAACATACTGCTATCCTGAATAACGTCCAAATTTAAAGCGGACTCTAATCTACCAACATGCTTAATAAATACATCGTGTGGTGGTTCTGGTCGGCCAGATGCTGGTAACAAGTCCCACCCCTCACCGTCAATATTATCCTTTGTATCACAAAAAATAAACTCATAGATGTGATTACTCTTATAATCCTTACCAACATAGTTTACATATATTAAATATAGATTGTCCATTAAGCAACGTAAGCGTTTAGTTCATATTTATTACCCATGTTATAGATTTGCATATGCAATAAAACCTTTTGCAATTTACCATCTTTCATTAGTTCAATACTATATCTGTTGGTATTTCCTTCATCAGGTTTTCTTGGTCCAGTTGATACACGGAAAAACCATTCATTATCCTCGATAGTATATCCTTTTGCTTCGGCAAAGCTTCTACCAGCTTGTACTGCTGAGCTAAATGTACTATGATAAATTGGATAATTCAAAGCTTTCTTTTTTTCGGCTTTAAGAACCCTAGGGTCAACATTAGATATTTCAGGTGTTTCCTCGCTCATAGCTTTAGGGTCAGGCCTAACATCAGGTGTAACGTTTGGTAAAAAAGGTTTATTTCTTCTACTTGGTTGAATAGGTTCCTTTGTATCTGGTTTAACCTTTGGTTTTGTTACTGGTTCAGTTGCTGGTTCAGTTGCTGGTTGTGTCATATCTTCTTGATTAAAACTCTCGTCTAGTTTATCTACAAAAATACTACTTTTTTCACCATTTTGCAAATCTTCGGTTTCTTTTAATTTATCATTAGACCCTTTTTGGAACATGTTATTCTTCTTTGGTTCTTTAAGAAAGATACTTTCTTCTTCGTTAAGAGATGGTTCTGATTTTGGAATAGGAACACCAATAGCTTTAATTCTATCAAAAACATAATCCATATCATCTGGGTCAAGGTCTTCTTGTACATCACGTATAAAATCTACCCTATTAACCTTATTAGTAAATGATACTAATCTAGTTAATATTTTTTTAACGGTATCGCTACCACTATCGTAAATATCTAGTAGTTGCACTACCCTATAATCACCAAGGCCCAATTCTTTAAGTGGTTCTTCTTCGGTTGGCTCTGCATCAAAGGTATTTTCAGTGTCATCAGCTGGCGCTTCTGGTTGTTCTTCACTTGGAACCTCTTCTGAGGAATCATCATTACCTGATGATTTTACCTTTTTAATAATATCGCCTTGGTCCTGTGGGTCCATTTCACTAGTATGTGTTGCAGATAATACAGAGTTAATAGCAAATTTCTCCAATTCGAAATCTGGATTACCTTGTTCTTCAGAATATTTTCTTAATGATTGTCCTAGCTTACCTGTAAGCTGCTCAATGAATTTTTTTGGGTCAGTAGCTTCATCAGCCTGAACACCAGCATCAAATGGTTGGTCGTCAAATGGCTTATCGTCAGCAGCAGGGGTTGCTGCTGGGACACCTGTACTTGTATCAGCAAAATCTAATGGCGTGTCTTCTTGACCAGCTGGTGCGCTGTCAGGGGTATTGGTTGGGATTTCAGGTTGAGCTGAAGCGGGAGACCCGCCTAGCTTCAACTTGTATTTAGTTTCTTTTAGAGTAGTGTGTAGACTTTTTTTTTATCACCTTCTATTACACCTTCGATGATAGAATCCATATCATTAACGGCTCTACCAATAGATAGTTTGTGATTTTCAACTACTGGAACATCAGCTTTTACTGGTGCATCAGCTTCTTCTCTCATATCTTCAATAGCTTGTTCAACTTCAGTTAATTCATCTTCTTTCAAAGAAGTACTTCCACATTCTGAACATTTGCCATCCATAATTGGTGAACCACAACAAGTACTTTGTGCGTGTCCGTCCATATTACCCTCATTTTTAAATGAAGGACCAGATGGGTTATAAAAACCAGCAACATCTTCAGTCATAAGTTTATCATCTTGAAATACGTTGATATTACCACCCTTATCATAAGCTTCAGCAAGACTATTAAACTTAAGGTTTAAATGTTTGATAGCTTTTGCATATGAAGGATAGGCTTCTGATTTCTTATTTTGCAATCCACCCATATAGGTAAAATCCTCAGAAATAAGGTTATTTTTCTTTGTGGTTGTTTTGATATAGTATTCGTGGTTTTCTCTAACGATACCGTAGACATTACCGTCTGGGCCAATTTTAGTTAGCTCAACAACAGAAGTCTTTCTGTTTTCAGTAATAGGTTGCATACCCATTAATTCTTTCATACGGTCACTAATTTCGTAACCTTTAAGCCCTGTTGGTACTATTCTTTCTTCTTTCATGGAGTGATTTATTTATAAATATCTGTTTTTTTATTAAAAAATTACGAGATTACATCATATACGTGGGATTCTCATACGTGTTGTCAATCTTTTCCCCTAATAATGAACAGTTGGTCCCACCACTAACACTACGTACTTTGATTTTAATAGAAGAACCGTTACCCATGGTAACAAGTACTCCATTGACAACAATACTTGTATCGGCCCCAGCATAAATTTCAGTATAGTTATGTGCTGAGAAATTTGCTGAACCAGCGGAAACAATTATTGAGTGTATATCATTTAATAATGGCATGGTATAATTTTATTATAAATATTCGAGGAACGATAAAAAACACTTAAAATAGGCTATAATACTAAAATTAACCGTTAAGACTAGGGTTATCATAGGTGGTTGAAAGCATTTCGCCAAATAAAAAACATTTGGTTCCGCCACTAACACTACGCACCTTGATTCTAATAGAAGAGTTTCCGCCCATAACGACTGTCGTTCCGTTGATATTTATCGTATCAGCTAACGCTGCATATACTTCAGTATATGTATGGGCTGTTAGATTAGCGGCTGTTGCGGCAACAACTATCGAATGTATATCGTTTAATAATGACATGTATTTTTTATATAAATATCAAAAAAGGACCAAAAAGGTCCTTTTTTTTAACCTCTACCTCAGCGGTAAAATGTTTTCTTCAATAGGTGTTAATACAAATTCAGATTCATTTGGGAATCTAACCATTACGTTAATTTTCATCTAGATGTAGTTTGTGGAATAATCTATGGGCCATTGGTGCCAATAACATTCCGATGTTTGTTATAAATGCAACGCCACTAAATAAGGCGTAAAATGATGAGAAATATTTACCAGCATCTGTTTTGATTTCTACAACTGGGCCCATCCCACTTAATATCATCGACGCATTATGTAAAGCATCTAACCAACACATTGGACCCCAGTAGTGATAACCTAGTACTCCTATCCCTAAACAGACGGACAAACACAATGTGGTAAATAACAAGGTCCATAATAATCTAACAGCGAATAGATGATTAGATAGTAGGGCTTGTTTTCTATGTTCAAAACTAAATACTATTCTTCGCATTTGAAATAATAATCTAAGGACTCGTCAAGCATTTCACCTAAGTATGTCCCACCATTATAAAATTGTCCGATAAATGTTAATGTTCCATCTGGATTTGGAAATATTCGCATGACCGTATCACAATCATTTGTTTTATCATGGTCAAAAACATCATAAAGATTATCGTTATAAATATGAAATTTATCGTTATACTTTAATTGCTCGGTAAATGATTCATCATCTGTTGTTTCTATGTTTCGTTCTAAACAAATTCTCTCACATTGATGTTCTAATGATTCGTCATCTAATTTAGGTAATAATCGTAAGTTACCATAGTGGTATTCGTAATCACTCATATTGCTTTAGTTTGATAAGGGCGCTTTAATTGATGGGTGTGATTGATAGTTAGATAATCTAATGTGATAAGGTGTAATATATTTTATATCGTTAATAGAAGACTGCATCAAAGAAGCCCAATCATTAATTCGGATTGTTGGTAATTCAAATGGTTCTCTAGTTCTAGTCGGTACGCCTATTTTATCAAAATGTGCTTTTTGTAAGTTTTCAGACCATTCATCTAATTCATCAACAACATCTCTGTTAGGTTTGTTATTATGAAACCAATAATCAAACCTTTCTTTATGTGTCATCTCATGACCAATTTGTTCTTTTGCTTGCTCAATATGGTTTAAATAAATGTGTGTATCACCTAAATCGCCGATTAATTCATCAGGAACCATATTAACTCGTTTAGCAATTATTTCCAATAATAAACCATAAGATGCGATATTAAATGGTAATCCTAAGAATGTATCGACACTACGCTGATTCCATTTTAATGAGATGGCTCGGATTGGAACATCTTTTATTGTTTTATATGAATTTGTATCTTGCGTTCTAAATATATGATATCTTTCATCAATACTCAATTCTCTAGTATAACATTGAAATCCATAGTGGCAAGGATGTAACGCTGTATTGTCGACTTCAGCAACATTCCAAGCGTTAACTAACATGCGTCGGCTATCTGGATTATTTTCAAGGTCATAGATTAGCTTAGATATTTGGTCAATAACAATTTCTTCCTGTTTCCATTTAAATTCTCCATTCGGCCAAGAACCATCCCTAACAGATACTTCTTTACCAGTCCCCCATTTTCTCCATTGCTTACCATATACAGGACCAAGGTCACCATATCTATATCCAACACCAAACTGTGAATCGGTATCGGTTGATGATTTAACACCTTCGATAAATTCTTCCATCGTTAAATCGGTACCTAACAATAACTGTTCAGGTGAATTAGTCGCCTTGGTATTCATCCAAGCTTTCTTAACTCTTTTGTAGTAATTATATGCATCACCATTCCAAATATTACAATCATTATCGATTAAATATTTAATATTGGTATCGCCATTTAAGAACCAAAGTAATTCGGTTATGATACCTTTGGTATACATTTTCTTAGTTGTTAGTAGTGGAAAGCCCTCTGACATTTTATGTCGTATTTGTCGGCCAAATACACTTAGTGTACCACCATTTCTATTTTCTTTAACGACACCATTTTCTAATATGTCTTTTAATAATGCTTGATAATCCAAATCTAATTTATTCATAGTGTCCAAATTTTTTATTAATAAATGAGTTTAACATTTCAGCGTTTATATCGACTGACATGTAATGACTGAGTGATTCGCCATTAGAATTTATATTTTCAATTAGAAGGTTATCAACATGTAATTCAAATTCTTTCATCAGTGCTAAAACAGCTTCTTTGTCAGCTGTTAATCCACCTCTAAAAATAATATAATATGGCATGTAGAGGAGAAAAGTATCGTCTAATATAAAAGGGTGTTTTCCATTACAAGGCATGTCGCCTTCTTTATACGTACATTTAAAATTATATTGTTTGCCTAAATTATTCATCTTCGTTGGCGTTTAATGTTATTATTAGTTTGATATAGCCATCATGGAGTTCATTATCATCTTCGATGTCTAATGAAAGTCCATGGGGTTCTAAAAGATTATTAGCAGCTGATATTGCGTCATAAGCTGAGCTATCAACTGAATCATCATAATCGATTCTGATTACTTCTTTCATTTAATTAGTTTTTTCTATGTTTTATTTGTTTTGGTTTTATATACACTGTATCACGTTGTTGAAGCCATTGAACATAATCACTGAATTGATTATAAAGAATCGGTTTTGTTTGGATTGTTTTGATTAATGTATCTTTTTCTAGTGTAATAACAATTTGTGCAGTTAACATCTTATATGTACTGAAGAGTAAGATAACTAACAAGAGTATGTCTTTATATTTTTGTTTCATTGTTTTTATTTATATGATGGTATTGTTATGTAAAAAGTATAAAACATATAGCCCTTTATTTTACTACTTTGAATATCATAACTAAAATGACGGGCGGATTTTTTAGTTACAGTACAGTAATTCCCTTTATATATGAAAGAATTACCAACATCTATTATATTTCTTAATGAACTAAATCTCATATTCTACC